CTTTCTAACAAATATGAAACTAGAGCTAGAAAATATATTAGGTAGAAAAATAACTTATTGGCCTACTGGATATAACTCAGCATTTCAATATACAACAAAAGATTCAAAAACTTGGGTTCATCACGATGATACCCAATGGGCTGCAGTAGTATATCTCACACCTGATGCTCAAATTGAAGCAGGAACAGGAATCTATAGACATAAAGAAACACAAATATACAAACATACAGAAGAAAGTTTAGACCTCAATACTATTGAAACAAAAGAAGAAGAGTGGGAGCTGTTAGACAGCTGTGCAAATCTTTATAATAGGATTGTTGTGTATGAAGGAATGTTATACCATCGGAGCATATTACCAGGGTTTGGAAATACAAAGTACGATGGTAGATTATTTCAAACTTTCTTTTTTAATACGGAGTACTAAATGAGAACACAAAAAATAAAAGTCCAGGGCCAAAAGCTATTAGTAACCATACTAACATCTAACAACATTGAAAGATTAAAAAGGTTGTTATACATAATTGATAACAAAATGTTTGCCGCCCAGAACTTATACGTAGAATATAATATAGTAGTAAATACTCTCTCTGATGAGTATTATGAGGAAGTTCTTGCCTTGAATAGCCAACATAAAGTTATAAGGACAGAATCAGATGGCACAGCAGGAAAAGGAAAAAACAGTTGTCATAAAATCTTTCTAGATTCTACTGCGGACTTTTTATCGCAAATTGATGGGGACGATATGCTGTATCCTACCTATTTACAGAGCCTAGCAGATCACATAGCTAGAGCACCTTATGTAGATGTGTTAGGAATTAGACCTGTTGATTATATAACTAGCGACTGGTTTCCTGACGCCGGTCATGTGTTCGAAGTAGCTCAAGGTACTCATGCCAGTGTATGGGGCATTTCTTTATGTAAGCCAGGGGGAGACGCAGGCGTGGCAGAGCACCCTCTTTTATGGAATGCTACAGAGTCTTGTATATCCCAAGATAAGTTTATTCTACAAAGTAGAAGGGCTGCACAAATAAATATGACAGAATCAATGTTGCAAGCAGAAGACCACTTACAGTCCTTTAAGTATTTAGCCGAACATCAAAAAGGCAATCTAACGTATTATCAAACCATGTCTTCAGATATGTATTTAGTAGATAGAAGCACTCCCGACTCTATACAGAAAAAGTATGAATCTTTCGACTATGTTAGTAAACTGAAAGAGGAGGTTTTAAAGTATGTTCCAAAGTGGCGCAGCTCTTTTTACGAACTACCCTTTTTGTATATAGATTTAAAGCTAACCCACAATCAAAAAGAAGACTGGATAAAAGAGTTTTGGAAAGAGTTTTACAACTAAAAAATAGTTCTTGACAGGTTTCCTAAAATTCCGTATAATAGTATTTCAAATTTAGGAGAACTATAAGTGAAAGAATTTTTAGATAGAGCGTGTGAAGCATACTATAAAGGTGTTCCGTTTATGGCGGACGAAGAGTTTGATCTTCTAGCGGAGAAACACCAGTACAATGCCGTAGGGTATAAAGTTACTGATGCTATTCCTCACACCTATCGTATGTACTCGCTTAAAAAATGCTTTGATCTTAACGATGCACCTTTAAATATAAAGGCTTGTATTGAAACTCCTAAACTTGACGGAGCCGCTGTTTCACTGCTGTATGTTGAGGGTTTACTCCAGTTAGCTCTTACCAGAGGTGACGGCATACAGGGCAGAGACATCACAGATAAGATGCGTCTGCTAGTACCTGAAATCATTAGTGTTAAAGCTATGGTTCAGATTACTGGTGAAGTAGTAGCACCAAGTAGTGTTCCTAACTCTCGTAACTTCGCTTCGGGGTCGCTCGGTTTGAACGATCTTGAAGAGTTTGCAACACGTCCTCTAGCTTTCGTAGCTTACGGACAAGAGAAAACGGTAGATAGAAACTTTGACGAGACCCTCAAAAGTCTTGAGCTTATGGGTTTCAATACCGCACTTTCTTTTGATTGCACGAATTATCCCACAGATGGTATAGTATATCGTCTAAAAGATAATTTTGAGTTTGAGAATATAGGACACACCTCGAACCACCCACGAGGTGCTTTTGCTCTGAAAGAGCAGAAGATGGGTGAAATTACAACTTTGATTGATGTGGTGTGGCAGCTAGGCAAAAGTGGCGTAGTCAGTCCAGTTGGGATTCTTGATCCCATTGAGATAGGCGGAGCGACAGTGTCTAGAGCCACATTGCACAACATTGAGTATATACGTGACCTAGATCTTGAGATTGGGTGTCAAGTAGAAGTTATACGTTCTGGGGAGATTATACCTCGCATTGTCAGACGGGTTGAACCTTCGTGACCTGTGAAAAAATAATTCTTGACAGAAACGTTAAAATTCCGTATAATACATATTCAATTTCAGAGGAGAGACCATGACATTCATAGAAGCGCCAAGTAATTGCCCTAGCTGTGATTCGGTTCTTGAGGACGTCAACTCTCTTTTGTATTGTAGAAACCCCAACTGCGGAGCGAAGTCTCTGAAGTTAATCGAACACTTTGCTAAGACATTGAAGATCAAAGGGCTTGGTCCAGCAACCATCAAGAAATTGGGTGTTGTAACTCTCGAAGAGTTGTATAACCTTACACTTGAGGAGATGGAAGATAGCATTGGCTCAAGAGTCTTGGCTGTTAAGTTACTAGATGAACTACAGAACTCTCGCTTCGCACCCCTAAATGTATTATTACCTGCATTTAGTATCCCGCTTATTGGCAAAACTGCTTCGGAAAAGCTATCAAAGGTCTGCAAAGATATTGAAGAAATAGACTATGATTTGTGCCGCTCCGCAGGGCTTGGTGATAAGGCAAGTAGTAATCTTACTGCATGGATCGAAGAAGAGTTTTATTCTGTCAGCCTTCTACCTTTTACTTTTCAGTTTGAACAACCTCGTGCTGTTCAGGCTGTAAAAGGTGTGGTCTGCATTAGTGGTAAACTAAAAAGTTTCAAAACTAAATCAGAAGCAAACGCTGTACTAGAAGGACTCGGTTACTTGACCAAATCAAGTTTAACAAAAAATGTAACACATTTGGTAAACGAGAGCGGTGTTGAATCCGCAAAAACAACTAAAGCCAGAGAATCTGGCGTAGAAATCATAACTAATTTATTAGATTTTATTGGAGAATAAAATATGGCACTTCCAAAGTGGACAGACGAGCGTACTAGCTCTCTTACAAATTTCGTGGGTGATGAATCACCTGTAAGCCAAGCAACTGTTGCAGAAGCAGCAGATCAGCTTGAAACTTCAACCCGTTCAGTTTCTAGTAAACTACGTAAAATGGGTTTTGATGTTGAACTAGCTTCAGCATCAGCAAGCCGTGCGTTTACAGACGCTCAAGAAGCTACTTTAGCCTCTTTTGTTTCTGACAACAGCGGTCAATATACTTATGCAGAAATCGCAGGTCATTTCGAAGATGGCGCGTTCTCTCCTAAGTCTATTCAAGGTAAAATTCTTTCTATGGAATTGACTGATCACGTTAAGCCTGCCCCTAAGGTAGAAGCTGTGCGTACTTATAGCCCAGAAGAAGAGCAAACTTTCGTTTCATTAGTAAATGATGGTGCGTTCGTTGAAGCAATCGCTGAAGCTCTAGGCCGTTCGGTTAACTCAGTACGTGGTAAAGCTCTTAGCTTGTTGCGTTCTGGTGACATCAACGCTATTCCTAAGCAAGAAGTAACTAAAGGCGCTTCTAAAGAAGATCCTTTGGCTGACCTTTCAGTCGGCGACATGACTGTTGAAGCTATCGCAGAAGCGATTGGTAAAACTGCTCGTGGCGTTAAGACTATGCTAACTCGTCGTGGCTTAACTGCTTCTGACTATGATGGCGCAGCTAAGAAAGAAAAAGCATCAGCTTAATCTAACTTAGTACTATTACGGGCAGGCTCTTCGGGGTCTGCCCACATCTTTAAACTTGGGAGGGTTTATAATTGAATATCGCATCGGCTCTTATAAAGCAAGTGCTAGAGCTACAGGACTTTCAGACCTGGAGTGTAACGCACAGGCATTATCTGCCAAGTGAGTATCATAGTCTTTATAAGATTATTGATAAGCACTGCGAGACCTTTCATAAAATGCCCACAGTTGAAGATCTCAAGTATGAGATTCGTGATTCTGCTACTCGTGAAAAACTTTTTGCGATTGAAGCTGTCGAAGTCGATGCCGACGCCGAGATGCTTCTTCAGTATCTGAAAAACGAATATACTCAGAAAGAAATTCTGGATTCGCTAGAAGATTATGTAGAAAACTCTGTTGCATTCGAGGATGCAGAAGAGTCAGTAAACCACCTACACCAGATTGTCCTAGACATTGAGGATAAGGTTGATCTTGAAGACCCGCAGGAAAGTATGCAACGTATTGAACTGTTCGAACCAGAAGAAGATTTAGCCCGTTACATGAAGTTCGGACTCAATGAAGAGTACGATCATGAAATCCAGTTCTCTCCTAGAGATTTGGTTATGGTCGGTGGACGACGTGGTGCAGGTAAATCTGTTATTTGTGCAAACATTGCTAACAATGTGTACGAAAGTGGTAAGTCGGCTATTTATTTCACTATTGAGATGGATAGCCGATCTATCCTCCAGCGATGCTGTTCCATAGCTACTAAAATCCCTTTTGCGCGTCTGCGTACTCAGAATTTGAATATTACTGAGTGGGAGCAAGTTGCTAATTGGTGGGCAAATCGTTACGTTGATGGACAAGACCGCTTGAAGGAGTATAGAGAACATCGTGACTTTGACAAGTTGCATAATGTACTAAAAGCTAACCATGAGCTCCTCCCGACTCAGCAGTTAGATGTAGTATATGAACCTTCTTTGACATTATCCAAGATTCGTGCAGAGCTTGACAAAAAAGTCAAACCTCTGAATGTTGGTGTCATTATTGTTGACTATATTAATCAGGTAAAGCGGTCGAGTCTACCATCACGTACAGGTGGCCAATATGACTGGACAGAGCAGATTGAAGTTAGTAAAGCCTTAAAATCTATGGCACAAGAATATGACTGCACAGTATTCTCACCATATCAAACAGATGCTAGTGGAGAAGCTAGATTCGCTAAAGGTATTCTTGATGCGGCAGATGCTGCCTACACGTTAGAAACGTGGGATCATGAAGATGCTTGTATTACACTCAACTGTGTTAAAATGCGTTCAGCCTCTATGAAGTCATTTACCTCAGAAGTAGATTGGGATAGCCTGAAGATCGGCCCCGAGTCTGCCCTCACTCCTAAAGAACGTGAAGATTCTTCCCATAAAACCGGGGAAGAAATTGATGATATTTAAAAATAGTTCTTGACTTCTCATGTGATATGTCGTATAATATACGGACATTTTCAAGAAGGAGAAGCAATATGGCACTTACATTCGGCAGTTTACGACATACAGCTTCAGGTAGAAAGCGCAAGCCTTTACCGAAGTCTAAACCTTATACTCCTAAGTTTGAACCTTTGGAGGTTGCCAATACCTATCGTAGAGAAACAGCTCACTATAAATCCGCGGACGATGGTGTAGGTACTTGCGAAGCCCCTGATCGCAGTTATGCGGACAATGCTTCCTTCACAGTAGCACCTGCCTATAACAAGGGTGCTTACCAAGTAATCAGTAGCGAAAATGTAAAGGATATCGGACGTTGACAGTAGAAGAACTATTAAAAGCTAGAGATGTTTATTTTATACCCAAAGGAGCAGATGCGTTAGTACGTTGTCTTAGTCCTGACCACGATGATAGGAATCCTAGTATGCGTATTGATCGTATTACTGGCGTGTTTCAGTGTTTCTCTTGTGGGTATAAAGGAAACCTTTTCACTCATTTCGGCGAAAAGGCAAACCAACTACAACTCAGACGAGAACTATTAAAAAAGACTATTAAAGCTAAGAGGTCTGAGTCGGTTGGTTTGTCTTTTCCTCGGAATATTGTTCCTTATACAGGAAACTGGAGAGATATTAAACCTGAAACATACAAGAAGTTTGAAGCGTTTCAACATCATGATCCTGATTATATTGGTAGGATTGTGTTTCCTGTAAGAGATATATCTGGTCGTATAGTAGCATTCAATGGTCGTCATACTACAGGCGGAACGCCTAAGTATATGATCTCGCCTGCGGGTGCGAAGATGCCTTTATACCCTGTAGTAGAGCCTATACAAGGTTCTGTTGTACTAGTAGAAGGTATATATGATATGGTCAACCTGCATGATAAAGGACTAGACAATGCAGTTTGTTGCTTCGGCACAAAGAACATTAACGAGGATAAATTACGTATGCTTTCTATACAAGGTGTAGATGAAGTAATTGTATTCTTTGACGGAGATGAGGCAGGACAGAACGCCTCCAAACAAGTTCAAGAGATGGCTGAGCGAGTAGGTTTAGCCAGTAGAAATGTGAGCCTTAAGGATCGTGATCCTGGAGCTCTACCCTTACAAACAGTACAGAAACTAAAGAGTAAATTATATGCCTAAAGTTGCATTAGTAGAAACTAAACCAAGTAAAACAAATTTTAAAAGAGAGTTCGATGACGCATTTGAGTTTGATCAATATCAGCTTTGCTCTGACCCCACTCTCAAAAAAGTATTGAAACGAGATTGTGATATCGAGATCAATACAGACGACTACGACTGGGTAATTCTAGTGGGAAGTGATGCTCTTAAATACTTCACCCCCATCAACTCAGTTACAGAATATTCTGGTAAGAAAGTAGAAGAGAAGTTCTTACCTGTTATTAATCCTGCCATGCTTGCTTTTAAGCCAGAAGCTAAAAGAACATGGGAAGATTCTAAAGCAAGTATCATCGGTTACATCAAAGGTGAGATCGAAGATACTATTATTACAACATAT